CAATAGAGCATACTGGATTGGTTGTATTCCACAAGAATTAATGAACGTGATGATTCCAGGCTCAACACCTGCCATGTCAAACACAGACACAACAGATTCCGAACATCAAGAAGATCCTGCAGATGCAGACATCAGAGGCAAAAAAATGCCTGTGGGTGAACACAACAAATTAAAATTTGCTGACCGTCCTGCAGACAAACCTTTGATGATTAAAAAACCAATCAACAGATTATTTAAAGCAGTGTTGGACAATCAAGGTTTAATAGCAGATGAAATTAGAGGACTCACAACATCTAGTGCTAGACGTGAAGTGCCTTCAAGTGTGTTTGGGATAAACACACCAGGACCAATGGACAAAGAATTTGTAGCCAACGGCACAATTTCAACAGCACGAATAGGTGGTACATCATTTGTTATGGATGACGGTGATGACAAGTTTATAAGAAAAACAAAAGCCAAAGATGGTTCTATGGAATATGTGGATATTGAAACCAGCGAAGATGTTATTGAGGGAGATAAAAATACTCCTCACAATGAACTGTTTAGAATAAGAACACGTACAGGACACCAAATACTATTACACAATTCAGAAGACCTTGTGTACATTGCCAATGCCAACGGCACAGCATGGATTGAAATGACTGCCAACGGCAAGATAGATTTTTATGCAGAAGACAGTGTGAGTGTTCACAGCAAAGGAGATTTCAACTTTAAAACAGACAGAGATTTCAATCTAGAAGCAGGCAGAGACATTAATTTAAAAAGTGCCACAGTTAATCAAGAGTCCACAACACACAACTTGTTGACCACTGGAGCACAAACTGTGGAAGTGGGTACAGCACAAACAATCACAGTTGGAGGCACAACCAATCATTATGCTGGCGGCAATATCAATTTAGACGTTGGAGGACTCATAAATCTTTCTAGCGGAATAGCAGTGGCTACGCCGGTGGCGCCTTTAGCGGCTTGGAGCCTTCCAGGCGAAGCAAATGAAAGCATCATGAAACGTGTGCCACAACACGAGCCATGGAGCCATCATGAAAATTTTGATCCAATGGCAGTTGCATTGGCTAAAACAGACAGAAGTGAACAAGAGGATATTGTGGTTGCAAAACCGATCAATATTCCAGACACATTTAAAAATGCGAGGACATAATGCCAGGAATTAGTAGAGTAACAGTAGACACAGCAGTAGGCACAATAGTTGGTAATTTAGCACCAAAAGTTATTGTGGAAGGAGTACCAATTGTTGTTGTTGGAGCGGCAGTGGAGCCTCACGCACCTTGTCCAATACCTCCGCATTGTGATGCCACTATGAGCGGTAGCAGTGCAAAAGTAAAAGCAAATTCAATATTCATATGCAGGGAAGGAGACGCGGCAACTTGTGGTCACACCGCTACTGGTAGTGGCAAAGTATTTGCCGGTTAAATATCATTATGGCACAGAAAAAATTATATAAAGAGGTTACAGTTACATCTGCTCAAACAGCCAAAACACCTGCTACACAAAGAATGTACAGAGGGTTGAGTACAGTGAATCCAGACAACACATCATTTGGTTTAAATGATATAGGATTAATCAAACAGGATTTGTTGAATCATTTTCATATATCACAAGGCGAGAAACTTGAAAATCCAGAGTTTGGCACAATCATATGGGACGTAATACATGATCCTTTAACACCAGATTTAGAAGAAGCAATAAAAGAGGATATTATCAAAATAATCGACACTGATCCTAGAATAAAAGCGGACACAGTGATAGTAACACCATTTGAAGCAGGATTACAAATAGAAGTTGAACTAACTTATGTCAAATATAATGTGTCAGAGAAACTAAGATTGACATTTGACGAAAATAATGGGTTACTGAATTAAATGCTCTGTTTATACAAACAAATAAATAATGTTATAACAAAGGAAACCAATGTCATCCACAGATAGACAAAACAGATTATTGCTGGCAGAAGACTGGAAAAGAGTATATCAGTCTTACAAAAATGCGGAATTCAAAAGTTACGACTTTGATACAATCCGTAGAACGATGGTCCAGTATATAAGACAAAATTATCCAGAAGATTTTAACGATTACATTGAATCATCAGAGTATCTAGCACTAATTGACTTGATTGCTTATCTAGGACAAAACTTGGCTTTCAGAACAGACTTAAATGCTAGAGAAAATTTTTTAGAAACAGCAGACAGAAGAGATTCAATATTAAGATTAGCAAGATTAATCAGTTACAATCCAACACGTAATCAAGCCGCAAACGGATTGATGAAAATTGTAGGTGTCAGCACAACTGAAAATATTGTAGATAGCAACAACTTAAATTTAAGCGGACAAACAATCAGTTGGAATGATGCAGGTAACACAAATTGGAATGAACAATTTACTAAAGTTTTAAATGCTTCATTGGCAGAAAATGAAAAATTTGGTAATCCAGTAAAATTAGAAAACATAGATTCAATCCCAACTAGTCAATACAGAATCAATGCCAACAGCACTGAGGTGCCTGTGTATTCTTTTAACAAAACAGTGAATGGACAAAATTTACCATTTGAAGTTGTTTCAACTTCTTTCGACAATGGTTCTGTGATAGAAGAAGCACCACTTACAGGAAGAAAATTTAGTTTGCTTCACAGAGATGATGGTAAAGGCAACAGCAGTAACAACACAGGATTTTTTGCACACTTTAGACAAGGTGTACTTGACAATGGCGATTTTTCAATCGATGTACCGTCAAACAATCAATCAGTTGCAATTGAATCTAGCAATGTAAACAACACAGATGTTTGGTTGTATCAATTAGATACTGACACAGGATTAGAAAGTACAGAATGGACAAAAGTTGATGCTGTAACAGGTAACAATGTTATATACAATTCAACAGCAAAAGACTTAAGAAATATTTACACAGTGTTGAGCGATACTGATGATTCAATCAGTCTTAAATTTGCAGATGGCATATTTGGAAATTTACCGCAAGGCAATTTTAAAGTATACTACAGAAGAAGTAAAAATCAAAATGTTAGAATTACTCCTGCTGATATGCAAAATATTCAAGTAGATGTACAGTATGTTTCATCAGACAACCAAATAGAAGTTTTAACATTAACATTTGGATTGCAATACACAGTTGATAATGCAACAACATCTGAAACTAACGACAACATCAGATTAAATGCTCCAGCAACATACTACACACAAAACAGAATGATCACTGGTGAAGATTATCAAGTTGCACCATTAGGAACAAATCAAGAAATTATTAAAGTAAAAGCAACAAACAGAACTTCAAGCGGAATATCAAGATATTATGATCTAATAGATTCAACAGGAAAATACAGTAACACAAATGTATTTGGTGCTGATGGTATAATATACAAAGAAGAAACTGAAAATGTAGACACATTTAGTTTTGCAACTCAAACTGACATTGAAGGTGTAATTATAAATCAATTGGAACCTTTATTATCTAAAAATCAAACTAGAAATTATTACATAGAAAAATTTGCTAAAATATTATTAACTGATTTAATTCCGGTTTGGCAACAAGTTACAAATGCTACAAATGAATCTACAGGTAAATTGATAGATGATGTAAATGTTTTAGATTATCAAGTTGGAACATACACAGCAAGTCAATTGAAATATATTGAACCAGGTGCTATGATTAAGTTTACTGCACCAGCAGGCAAACACTTTATGCCAGACAACAGTATAATGGATGGAGCCGCAGATCATCCAGGTGCTAAAGACTATATTTGGACAGCAGTTGTCAGTGTTTACAATGATGGTATCACAAATAATACAGCAGGCGAAGGCGCAATTAAATTTAATGATGTGATTCCTACAGGTGCTATTGCAAGTGAAATATTACCTAAATTTTCAAAACAATTTTCAGATGATGTTAAAACAGTTATAATTGATCAGGCTTTTGCGTATAACAACTTCGCAATACGTTATGATGTACAAACAAGAAAATGGATGGTTATTGACGAAAACAATTTAAACGTTTATGGAGATTTCAGCATTGGTAAAACTGGTGATGAGTCCAATCAGCAATTAGATTCAAGTTGGTTGATCAGATGTATTAACAATGGTGCTACGTACACAATCACATATAGAGGTTTAAGATATGTGTTTGAAAGTACTAAAGAAGTAAGATTCTTTTATGATAGTGCTGATAGAAACTTCAATGCTAAAACAGGAACAACACTTCAAGACAAAGTGAGTGTAATGTCAGTGAATACAAAACCAGACAGCAATTCTGCATTTAACAATGATATTAATTTTGCTATATCCACAGAGTACAGAACTTTAAGCGGATATGTAGACAGTGCTAAAATAGAACTTACGCAATTTGATTCTGATCAAGACGGCATAGTGGATAATCCAAATGCTTTTGATCTTGTAGTTGACCCTGCTACTAGTTCAACAACAAAATATGTTTTCCAAAAACTAATCAACGAAAGTGATGGAACACAGAGATATCAATACTGCAATGCAAGTACAGAAAATATCTATATTAGACAAACATCAGTGGGTGCTATTGGAGATTATCCAAACAGTTCTATTGTGTATCTAATAGACAGCAACAGTTTTAAACAGATCAACACAACAACCAACACAACATCAAATGTAACAAACTATATTGCTCATGTTGGGAGAGACAATATTAAATTTCAATATGTACACACAGTGGACGGAAACACAAGATTAGATCCTAGTTCATCTAACATAATGGATATGTATATTTTAACAAGAACTTATGATATCAATTTCAGATTATGGTTAACAGGAGTAACAGCAACCAAACCATTATTACCAAGCAGTGATTCGTTGTACACAAACTTTAATACACCGTTAGCAAAAATTAAATCAATCAGTGACACAATAGTGTATCATCCAGTAAAATACAAAATATTATTTGGGTCACAAGCAGATACAAGTTTACAATCAACATTTAAAATTGTTAAAAATTCTGAACAAGTTACCAACGACAGTGATATTAAGAGTAGAGTTATCACAGCAATAAATCAATTCTTTGCTTTAGAAAATTGGGAATTTGGTGATACATTTTATTTCTCAGAATTAAGCACTTATGTGATGAACGAATTAGCACCAGACATAACAACTTTTGTTATTGTGCCTAAAGAAGGTTCAAAAGCATTTGGAAGTTTATTTGAAATTAAATCAGAAAATGATGAAATTTTTATTAGTGGTGCAAAAGTTTCAGATGTTGAAATAATAGATGCTGTTACAGCCTCTAAACTTAAAGCAGACGGAAACATCACAACAAGTTCATCAACAGTTAGTACATTAAGTGGCACATTACCTGCTAGTTCAAGTTCAAATTCTAGTTCAAGTTCTAGTTCAAGCGGAGGCTCTAGTGGAGGAAGTGGATATTAATGGCATACGACAACAATCAGAAAGATTTCAGTTTGCCTGCAGGCAAAGATGACGGTAAAAGAGAATCCTCAGAAT